GGTATTCCGTTTGAAAATACGTTAGGACTATGTGCTTGTCTAAAAGGAGTAGAACAATGTGTTACGTCTGCGTCACCTTTACGTGTTATTGCTGGCATTTCTTTCTCTCCTCATAAGTTCTTTTAATTTGTCGTTCCAATGATCTATTTCTTCGTGTTGCATCTCCGTGTGCGGAGGCTCTGGAACGTGCGGTACAAATTTAATTAAATGATCAAACTCCATAGGAATATCCTCAAATTTATTAAAGGTGTAGAGTTTTCCTTGATCTTTTATTGTAAATTCGTGCATACAAGTATTTACCTTGCAAGTACGGGGGAGAATACCTTGTCCTTGCTACCTAACCATGTTAATTTGTAACCAACCGGAAATAGTAGATTATGCATTGCTTGGAGTTGTTTTCTTTCTACTTCAGCAAGAATTACTGGACGGTGCTTTTTAATAGTTTCAATACCGCCTTCTATAACTTCGACTTCGTAGCCTTGTGTATCAATTTTAATAAAAGATGGTGCTAACATAAATTGATCTAATTCAACAACCGGAACAACTTCTTTTATTAATTCTTCTTTTGATTTAGCAAAGTCTTTAAAACTGAATGCGCCATAGTTACCACTATTGCTTGGTAATCTTAATTCAAGTTGTCCTTGCTCACGGCCCAGTGCTGATTTAAATGTTTTGATGTTGTTATAGTTCTTTGTGTTTTCAGTCAAGCATTCAAAGTTAATACTTGAAGGTTCAAACGATATAACATTTTTAAATTTTTGTGAAAATCTAAGCGAGTGTAGTCCAACGTTGGCTCCGACGTCGATAGCCATTTCAAAGTTAGAAACTTGTCGAATCTGCTCGTAGGCTTTTTCTAATGCTTCTTGTTGATATTCTGATTGCGGATAATCGCCTTTTACCTGTTTCGATAAAAGATTATCTTTATCTGGAAAGTGCCAACCTCTTACAACTTTCACAGGACTCTCCTAGTTAGGAGTCTTTATTACTTTGTCCATTCCTGCTGGAGCAGTTACCAACCCAGATGTTCTTTCTTGATAAACCTTTGCGAACTGATCGTGTGTTTTTGTAATTGTTACAAGTGCTGATCGTTCTATTGGTAAAGGAACATCAGGATCAACCGTAAATAGATATTGTTGTAACCCTAGTCCTTGTTGTGACATTACTAGTGTTAATGGTGTTTTAATTTTAACAAGAGTATTTGTTTCTTCTGTTAGTTTTCCAACTAATTCTTCGCCTGAAAAAAGTTTAAGTGTAACTATATCGCCTATTTTGTGTGGTGTATTAATTAACATTATAATGTGTGTCCTGTTCCGTTATATCCTGTTTCGTCTAGATACTTTGTAAATGCATCATAGCCGCCGATTGTGTTACCGTTAACTTTAATTTGTGGTACCGTTCTAGCACCAGGGAACATTTCCATTAGTTCTTCTCTGGAATAGTCTGCTCCTAAACTTTTGTATGTGTAATCAAATCCACGAACTTCGCAAAGTGCTTTTGCTTTGTCGCAGAAAGGACACATTGGTTTTCCGTATATTTCGATCATAATTGAAATCCTTTAAATGTATCTTCTTCAATGTCTTGTTTAACGCCGCCAACAATGTAACTTTCAACTTCAGTTTCTTGTGGAGCAACTTGTAGACCAGCACTAGATAACCAGTGTTGTGTCCAAGGTAATGGGTTAGCATTAAGCGGGCGATCATAAATTGTTTTTAGTCCTAGTGCTTTAAGTCTTTTGTTTGCAATAAACTCAACATAAGCATGAAGTAGATTAGCATTTAATCCAATCATTGAACCATCTTTAAACAAATAGTCTGCCCATTTCTTTTCTTCGTCAACGCAATTACGCCATAGGTCGTAAACTTCATCTTCAAGTTCAACTGCGATCTTTTTCATATCAGGATCGTCGTCGCCCTTCATCCAATGTTTAATAATGTGTGTTGACAAATTTAAGTGTGTTGCTTCATCTCTAGCAATCAATGAAATAATCTTTGCAGATCCTTCCATCATTTTTAATTCTCCGAACGCAAATGTACAAGCAAATGAAACGTAAAAACGCAATCCTTCAAGAATGTTTACGGTCATCATTGCTTTGTATAATGCTTTCTTAACATCATAGATGTTGCCTTTACCTTTGTTAAAGTATTCGTTGGCAAGATCATAAAAAGCATCATAGTGTTTGGTTACACTAATTGCACGTTCAATAATTTTTTCGTCATCTAAAATAGTATCAAATACTTCTGTAGGATCTGGATACACGTTTTTCATAATGTGTGTATATGAACGTGAGTGAATAGTTTCAAAGAAATCCCAAGTAATAATACAACCTTCTAGTTCTGGTAAAGAGCAATAAGGTAAGAATGCCAAACAAGGTCCGCGACCTTGCACACTATCAAGTAGTGTTTGATATTTTAAATTACTTGTAAAGATATGTTTTTGCTCAGGACGGAACTCTTGATAGTCTCCTCTATCCTTTTGTAAACTAACTTCCTCAGGACGCCAAAAGTATCCAAGCATTGTTTGATTAAGTTTATCATACTCTGGATACCTAAAAGTATCATACCTTTGTGTGTTTTGGTCCTCGCCAAAAAACATATATTGTTTCGTGAAATCAACCTTCTTACGGTTGAACACCGTTTTTTTTCTGTCCATTCTCGTATCTTTACCTTTTCTAGTAATTTGTTTTTTAGTAGATTTTTCCTTTGTCATAAACCATATTATATTGCACACGCATCACAAGCGTCGTCTTCAACTCCTTGTTCGACACCGTTAGTACCATTTACGTGGCCGTTCACGCCGTTCACGCCGTTCACACCATTAGTCTCAAGTATAACATCTTTGGCTTGATTGTCAACCTTTGTATCTTCCAAACCTTCTGGTTGAATGTTATCCTCTTCGCCTTTAAAATCATAAGTGTTTTGATAGTATGATGTCTTCCAACCTAACTTGTATGTAGTTAGCAAATCTTTCATCATTACACTCATTGGTACTTCATTGTTTTCATATTGTAGTGGATTATATGACCAATTGCCTGAAATGGCTTGGTCAAAGAATTTTTGCATAGCCGCAACAATGTTAATATATCCTTCGTTACCTTGCATATCCCAAAGTAATGTATAGAAGTTTTTTAGTTGCTGATAGCCTGGAACAATCTGCTTAAGAGGTCCTTTCTTTGACTTCTTAACGGACAAGAACCCTCTAGGTGGTTCGATTCCATTTGTTGCATTTGACACAACGGAACTGCTCTCCGATGGCATCTGTGCGGACAATGTCGAGTGACGGAGTCCGAATTCCTTGATAGATTTTCTAAGATCTTCCCAATCATTGTTTAACTTGTTAGGTACGATGCTATCTAAATCTTTTTTGTAAGTATCGATAGGTAAAATACCATCAGCATACTTTGTACGATTAAAATGTTCACACGCACCTCTTTCTCTTGCTAGATTGTTACTTGCTTTTAACAAGTAATATTGGAAACTTTCAGTTAGATCGTGTACAAGTTTCCATGCTTCTTTATCGGCATACTTGACCTTGTTTTTGGCTAGGTAATGTGCTAGTCCGATATAGCCAATACCTAATGAGCGTCGAGCCTTGGTAGATAGTTCTGCCGCCTTGACTGGATACCCTTGATACTCAATGATTTCCTCAAGTGCTCTAACGGCCAAATCACACAGCGGTTCTAATTCCTCTAAATGATTAATTAAGCCTACGTTTATAGCAGAAAGAATACATAATGCAATCTCTCCGTCTTCGTCATCAATATGTTGAATTGGTTTAGTTGGTAATGTAATTTCCTGACATAGGTTACTCATAAAGACAGGATCTTTAAATGAACTATGACTATTACAATGATCAACATTCATAATATAGATACGTCCTGTTTCTGCACGTTCTTTTAACAATGCTGAAAATAATTCCATTGCCTTAATTGTTTTCTTGCGAATTGATGTTTTACGTTCTGCGGCCTCATATAATTTTTGAAACTTATCATTATCGCCCGAATAAAATGCATCATATACTTCAGGCACTTCGTGTGGCGAGAAAAGAGTAATAGTTCCATTAGACAACAAACGCTCGTAAAATAGTTTATTGATTTGAATTGAATAGTCTAGTTTACGTACACGATTATCATCTGTACCTTTGTTATTTTTTAAAACTAGGATGTCTTCAATTTCATAGTGCCACAATGGGAAATGTGTAGTAGCACTTCCGCCACGTACACCGTTTTGTGTACAACTTCTTACGGTTGCTTCGTAAACTTTCAAGAAGGGAACAACACCAGTGTGTGCTACTTCTCCGCCTCTGATTCTCGAATTGATCGCTCGTACTCGTCCCGCATTGATTCCAATTCCTGCCCTTTGAGCAATGTAGTAACCGATCGCACTATTACTGCTAAAGATACTAGGAAGAGTATCATCCACATCAACAAGAACACAACTGGCAAACTGACGAATAGGAGTACGCACTCCAGCCATGACAGGGGTTGGTATGTTGATCTTAAAAAGTGAGGTCGCATCATAATATTTTTTCACGTAGGTTAGACGTGTCTCCTTTGGATAGTCAGCAAACAATGTTGCCGCAATCATCATGTACATGAACTGCGGAGTTTCATAAATCTGTCCACTTGAACGATCCTGACACAAATACTTATCTACTACTTGACGCAAACCAGCATAGGTAAAGTCTTCATTACGATCGTGTTTAATCCACGTGTTCATTTTCTTTAGTTCTGTTTGTGTGTATTTTTGTTTAATAGCAGGGTCATATACACCACGTTCAATATTTTTATCAATAATATTAACTAAAGAAATGTGTTCATATCTTCCGTAAACTTGTTTTTGCAATCCGTACAACAATAAACGTGCCGCGGCAAACTGATAGTTAGGATTTTCTAAACTAATCAAATCGTTTGCACTTTTAATTAATACTTCTTGAATTTGTTGTGTTGTCATTCCGTCGACAAATTGTAAGTCGGCGTTCATCTCAATTTGTGAAGCACTTACGCCTGCTAGATCTTCACATGCTTGTTCAACAACGAAGTGGATTTTATCGAGATTCAGTCTCTCTTTCTCTCCGTTTCGTTTGGTGATTAAAATTTCTTGCGTCATTTCTGCCCTGCCTTCATATATAAAAAATAATTTGTTCTGTATTTAACTTGCTTGTATAAGTTCTTGTTGAAATTGAACAGACAAGTTATCCGTTAGTTCTAATTCGTTAACTACCTTATCGTCATAGTTTAGAACTTTATCACCAACGTAACATAGATTATAATATCTTTGTTGCGTATGGTCTATACATATTTTTATCAAAATAGTTATATCAGAAAACCTAGTAGTTAATTTCATAGTCCAACCCATCATAAGGGGTATTCCTACGGGACAATACCGGTTTTCTTTTATTAGTTCCCACGGAGTTGGCCATAGTTGAGAATTCCACGGATCTAATCCTCTGCCAATGACCGGAGCACGGTTCCAAAGATCTTGTGTGTCCTGCCATGGGTCTTTACTAACCTCTAGTTGTGTTCTAAATTCTCTCCATTGAGAAATTCTAGAATCAGTACTAGCATCAATAAAGTTCATCTATTATTACTATAATTTTTACGCAAAGTATGTAATCGAATATGTTAATGTACCATTACCATTTCCAATTGGATTACGATATTGTATTTTAACGGTTTCACTTCCAACGGTAGAATCTAAATCATCAAGTATTGCTGTAAAGTCAACACCTCCGTCTTCACTACCTGTATGTGTGTAAGAATCAGTTACTGAAATATTGGATCCGTCCCTAACCGCAATAGTTAATCTACCACTTCTAGTTGTTGCTTTGGTTGCATCTTTAACTAGCAAATAATCAACGTATGCAGTTTTATCTTTTGTAAATGGAATCTTTGTAAATGTTCCAAAAGAATCAC